ACATAGGCCCAACCGGTACTAGTGTTGGAGATACAGATACAATTAAGCTCTGAGTTCTCTTGACGGCCTGATAATGCAATATTCTGAGATGCGTTGGTCGCTGCGATGGTGACAGTTGTATTGTCAGCTGGGAAGAAAACTTCCTGATTGCGTACTGATGGCATGATAATTACCCCACTCGATACCAAGATGAAGAGATGGTGTCGTATTTCAGACGGAAGAAGGCGTTAGCCGCTAAAGTTGTTGGCGCGCCGTTTACCGTAGCACCGTTACCTGCTACAGTAAACGTAGTCACTGACTGGGTGCAGTTCACTAGCACCTCCTGCTTATCGACACAGCTAGCCTTTGCTGGCAGCGTGATCGTACCGGCGGCGTAGCCAGCCAACGGTGTCAGGATTAGATGTACGTTGGTGTTATTGGAAGCGCCATCAGTTACTGCAACATTAAAGCCAGTGGCATTTGGGGATGAGTACTGCGTAACGTACTCATCAAAGGTAGCCGTAAGATTTGCCGTGATGTAAGCTAAGATGACTGACATCGCAGCAGCTCGTGCGTCACCATTGTCGGTGCTAAACACAGGAACGAGGTCCCCGGCAGATACTGTGTCGGTCCTCGTTAGTTGGTTAATACTTGGCATATGAGAACCTCAGTTAAAATCAATAGGGCCATCTTCACCAGCATCAATTGTGTCCTCAGGACCTGGTAAAAATGGGGTGTTCTGACGCCACGGCTTGTTGCCAGCACCGGCTGGCATCGTGCTAGGCATCTGCAGCTCCTGTGGCTTCGTAAAACGACTAAGAAGTTGCATGTAAGATTCACGGGCTATCTTCTTAGTTTCATTGGAGACCTGCTTACCAACAATGGGCGCAATACGAAGAGCTAAGTTGGCACAGATTGCCTCATTGTCAGCATCTGGCACCAATGTAGTATCATCAAGATTGGCGTTGTCAGGATTTGAGCTGAGTGGATAACCCAACCGAATCCCCTTACCATTCCAAGTGGTAATCATGGCTTCAAGACGACGAAGGCCAGCTTGTAGCTGCTCCGGTTGAAGATCATAGGCATACGTAGCATACCCAATCTCCTCAAAAGCTCCTTCCACAAATTGACGCTTCGTCCAACCCATGGCTTAACCCTCAAGCTCGATGTTAATCAGCTCAAGCAGCTCATCATCAGCCATCTTCTTGTTGAATTTGATGCCTAGTTCCTTAGCTTTCTGCTCAAGTTCATCGCGAGTAGGTGGCGACTTGTCGTCAGTAGTTGGTGCAGCTGTCTCAGTCGGCTCTTCACCAGTGGCGCGCGTCAGCGTGGTGTGCCAGCCATCAGCTAAAGCAGCCTCCAGCTGAGCCTTATCGGCCACACCCTTATAATCAAATGTGCCACCTTTCCGCTGATGCGGACCTGGGCAACGATAGACAATTGTTGGGAAACTCATTTCTTACTCCTCTTAGATTTTCGCGCCTTGCTGTAGGCAATAGCCACTGCCTGCTTAACAGGCTTACCTGCTTTCACCTCAGTGCGAATGTTCTGGCTCATGACCTTACGTGATTTACCTGATTTGAGTGGCATCATTAGTGGAGGCGGCAGTTACCCACCGCCTCCCTCGTAAGTTAGCTCAAACGAGTCGTCACGAACGTATTCGCAGCAGTCTTCTGCGTGCGGAAGCGTCCAGACGTACCGAAGGCCACAGCACCAGCACCCACGATCGTATGACCAGCAGAAGCGGTAACGGTGAACGCATTTGCGCCACCAGTATTCACCGCAGTCCAGTCAAACGCGTCATTGATGGCAAAGGTCGCAGCTGCATCCATCACGGTGCCAGTATCAAGCGTCGCAGTCACAGCAGCTGCCGTAGTGGACGTGACAATACCACCTAAGATCAATGCTGCTGTCAACGTACCAGTAGCGTTCAGCGTGCCAGCTGAACCCTGCACGTTCTGACGATCATAAACCACGGCCGAAGCCCCGACGTTCACCAACACCGGTTGCGCACCAGCATTGATGACTGCCTGACCAGCTGTACTAAATGCTGATGTGGTGTTAGCACCAGTACCGTTAAATAGGTTTTGCAAGGTTGATGGCTCATTAGGGAAACCGACTACTTGATTAACGTCATACTGACCCGCTGAGTAAGTTGCGATCTTGGCTGAAGCTGCCACCGAAATGGTAGCTTGGCCAAACGGAGGAACAATTTGCGAAGGGATGTTAGTGTCTCCTGAGTTAAACGGTTAATTAGGTCTGGCTGAACAGGATAATCCCGCTCATCTCAGGTTGTTTGTTGACTACGCCAAACAAGGTATCAAGACGGTAAAGCGTCTTCATAGTCTTGATGTCGTAGAACTTCTGCCACACTACTTCGATGCCCTGATCAGTGGTCGCACGCATCACAGCGGTACCAGCATCTTCAGGCACGGCGTAATGACCAGGAAGAATTTCCAGTGCGTCACGCTGCCAGAATGGATTGACCGAAGCAGTGACAGTGTTCAAAAACACAATCGCAGCCGTTGACGACGTGGTAGCAGCATTGCAGTTCTTGTACTGAAGTTCAGCAGTAGAACCACCTTGTGCCGTGATCAACGGTGGGCTGATGGTCATCGTGGTGGAGGAATCCACGCTGATGACGCGGAAGGTCTTCAGCTGACCGGTATCGCCCTTGGTGATGTGGTGAACTGAGTTGATACCCGCAATCGTGAAGCAATCACCAGCTGCCACGTTAGTGGTGGAGGAGATTGTGACACGTTGGTAGCGGTTATCAACGTTGTTCTTTTCACCGGTTGCTGCAACTGAGGTGGCTTTCGGCACGTAGAACTGGGCGCCAGCTACGGTCGTGTTGATAGTAAGACCACCGCCACCAGCCGCTGCTGTTAAGCGGTTCGCGTAGTCCAGCTTGTAGGTTTCAAATGATGCGATGTTGCCAACGTAGGCTTTTTCATACGCAGTTTGCACCTTACCAGCAACTGTCTGGCGACCCGCTAAGTTCGACGCCATGTTGTTATAGTCGCGAGTGGAGAGCGCACAGTAACGTTCATACGGCATCACACCTTGTTCATTCATCAATGCATCAGCAGCAGCCAGGTCATCGAAACCTGAGGCCGCAGCGGTGCGCTTGACTACCAAGGTGCCTTGGTTAGCAGCTACGTTCATGATGGCCACGTTGATATCAGATGCCAGCTTCTGCTTAGCACCTTCACCTAAGCGGTTTTCTTGCAATGCATCACGAAGTTCCTTGGCGTCCATGATCCATGGTGAGGACTTGCTGAAGCCTAATGTAGCAGGAACTGCCAACTGTGTTTGATTCAGGAAGTTACTGGTTTGGTCCATGCCGTCAAAGCTCTGGGCAATGTATGGCTGTGGACGCCAAATTACGTCACCGGCTCGCTCCATTTCTGCAGATGCAGTTGGGTAAAGTGCGACATTACGAGAGAGGATGAGTGCATCTTGAAAGCCAAGAATCAGCTGTTCAAATGCAACTCGCTCCTCTTTATTAAATGAATTGGCCATTGTATATCTCCAAAATAAATGTTTGTTACGAAGCTTTGCGCTTTTGGTTCTGATACTGAATTACTTTGCTGTAATTACCAGTCTTCTCAGCCTCAGCGCGAAGCTTTTCAAGGGTTGAATCAACGACTCCTGATTTAGGAGCAGATCCAGTCACCGTCTTCTCAGGCGGTGGTGGCGATTTGCGGTTTGTTACTTTCAATTCTTTCTCCAGTTTAGCAACCGCGAAGGCAAACTTCACAGGGTCAGTAATCGCACTAAGTTCTTTAAGCTTAGATGGGTTCTTGCCAAGGGCATAAATCACAAGCGCTGCGTTATCAGCACCCTTCACAACGATCCCCTGTTGGGTCACGTTCAAAGCATCTGACACTACAGCTTCAAACTCAGCATAATCTTTAACCTTTAGCTGAGTTTTAGCAGTAGCATAACGATTTAATTCACCCTGCCAAGCTTCTTGAGCTTTGTTCTCTTCAGCTTGACGTTGGGCATTTGCGTTATCAATCTCCTGTTTGCGCTTATTCCACTTATCAAGCTCCGCCTCATACTTATCTGCATCATAATCGATGTTGGCATCAGACATCTTTGGCTTAGGTCCTAGCGTAGCTACTTCAGCCGGCTTAGACTTTTCAGCCAATTGACGTTCTTGCTCCTTCACCTTACGAGTCAGTTCTCGGTTTGATTTGCGAAGCTCGCGCACCCATTCAGGCGCTTTGGCAATCTCCTCATCTTCTGGGGCTGGTGTTTCATCCCCAATAGTTACTACAACTTCATCTGCTTCAGGTTCAGTCTTAGAAGTAGCTGACGTCTCATCAGCCTTAGCTTCTTGGGAAGTGGCATCAGTCTCACTACCCTCTTCTACCTGTGTAGTGTCAACAGTTTCACCTGAGGTTTCAGGTTCAATCGTCGCCTCAGTTGTAAGTTCCTCATTTTGCTCTATGCTCATACCAACCTCGTCTAGCTCACCCTCTCAGCGGTGGGATGGATACCGTTATCAACTCCGCCGGATCTAACTCAGCGGTTGCGGATTCTGAACAGGGGAACCTGGTAGGTTCGGTGGCAGCACGTGCGGCCCCAATTCCTTGATGGCCGTTACTGCCAAATGGCCTTGATTTGTATCAATGTCGCTTAGTGTCTTCAACGTATCAGCTCGGTCCTTATCAGCCTTAGCTTGGACTGCAATCGTATCAGCCTGCAACTTAGTGCCTCGAGCTCGCTCAGCATCAGCTGAAGCCAGCAAGAACTGATCTTGTGCTGATGGTTGCTGATTAGCCTGCTCTTGCTTCATCTCCTGCTCTTCTTGCTCATTGGGTTGCACAACGCCCATATTAAGCAGCTTCTTGCGGAAGTAGCGACGCACATCACCAATGCCCTCACCATCCATGTTCATCATGGCCATGGCTCCTAATACTTGCTTAGTCTCAGGGTCATCAGTCATAGATGCCATCTTAGTAAGGGTGCGGACCGTGGCCGCCCTCTTAGTGCTAGAAGCTGGGCCTACCTCCACTACGACATCATACTTGGCACGTGATAAATCATTGGTGCTCTCCATAGCACCGGTCTTCTCATTAATCATCGGCTTCATGAGCTGCACAGTACTTACCTCACCAGCTGTGCCCACAGCTTTCATGGTGCGACCTTCTTCCACTAGCACGTCCTTTGCCATTGAGAGCCAGATCTCACCGCAACGTTTCACAGACTTGGCAAAGTTGCTCAGATAGATGAAGGTCTGCATGTCAAGCTTGTTTTGAAACATTTCCAAGGTATCGGTGGCGATATTGGCGGTGACCTCTTCGCCAGCTTGCTGGTTACCTAGTAGGTCCTGCATATCTTGCTCAGTGATCTGCAACAAGGCACCTAATGCGGGTGGAATGTCAGGTGGCTGCGTGTAAGAGATTGGACCTGAGGCTTGCTCGTTACCCTCTTTATCAGTCAATGGGTTTAGTAGGAGATAAGGGTAATTTTTGATGTTATCTTCTTCCCACATTAGCTGATGACCAGCAATCTGTTCTGGAGTGATAATGGGCTTCTTGATGGAGGACAGCGCGCTGATTTCACCCAACTTCGACAACTGCATGTTCTTCAATCGTTGTGCGTCCTTAGCTAGTCGCACGTGGCCCATGCAGCGCTCGACGTTGTCAACAAACCAACGCTTACCATAGACTGGGATGATGGGAATGTTGGTGCCAGCAATGTAACCCATATCTTCAAGGATCTTAGATCCTGAGAACAGGTACTTATGCACCTTCCGTTTCTTGATCTTCTTGGTGCGTACTTCCTTAGCGCCAATGCTATTTAGCTGCTGGCGCTTAGTAATCTTACTATCTTGGCTTTCATCTCCTGATGGAGACTCAAATGCTTCCTCATCTAATTCATCATCTGTGTAGCGCTCCTCAGTACCATCTTGCATCTCAAAGACATGCACAGTTACGTTCTTAGATTCAAGCTCATAGTATTCGGCAATATAGACTACATTGGGGGTGGCCCAATCAAACTCACGTTTGAAGACAGACTTTGGCCAGTTAGCTGGATCATCACCATATTCATCAATGTAATCCTGCACAGTCATCGATGAGATGACATAGCACCGCTTGGCATCAGACTTATCTTGTTTCTTAGCATCAAGATCAAAGAACACTGATGAATCAGCATCATAGATTGGTTCAAAGCAGATACGTTGCCGCTCATCATCAGGATCTTCGTCATCTTCGTATCTGGTGGTTAGCCGCCATGCCCCAAAACCGCCGCCAACTGCCTCCTCAAAGGCATTGTCATAAGCTTCTTCAGCACCTGAGTCTTGCTCGTCAGCACGGTATAGACCATCGCAAGTATCGGCTAAGTCATCATCTTCTACACCATCTTTGCTGCGAAAGTCAACGGTGATACGGTTGTTGCGATATTCATTGATGATGCGAATGACAGCTAAGTGAACCTTGTTCACCTCAAACATCGGCTTATTTTCAAACTGCTGTGCAAGTGGGCCTTCCCACTGAGCACCAGCAATTGAATAGAAGCGACGATCTTCAAGGCATTGGCGTCGCTCATCACGCAATGCTACTTGAATGCGAGCGAACTCACGAAGAGCTCGTTCATGAACATCCATCAACCGCTGCTCATTAGTAGGTCTAGGCATGTTGTCTTACATTCCCATAAAAGTTCTTGGATGGTCGTGGCGCCACGAAAGGTTTCTTTTCTTTCTCAGGTGGTTTTACCACAGCTGGGAAGAGCTCAGTCAGTGCCCAGATGCAGGCATCAGCGCGATTAGGTGAACCTTGGCCGGTGTAACCAGTCGTACTCATGGCGCATAGCTCATCCTCTAATTTGTTGAGGTTACCAACGTGGCGCACTTTATCCTGCTCGTATAAAGCACTAAAGGGCTCAGCTCGTACCACCTTGCCCCTGGACGCAGTAACTTCTTTGAAGTTCACGCGCATTTTTTCAACAGATGCAGCTGTCTGGATGGTGGCTTTCACCATGGCACCACCAAAATTGGTCTCACCCACAATGGCGTCAGCCTTATGGCGATCGTAAGTGGTCACTGAGGTGCGACCCCACGTGGCAGGACCTGCTTTCAGTGAGACATCTTCCATGACGTAAGCACGACCATCCACACCAAGACCTGCAACAATCACGCCGATCTCGTCATTATCAGCATTGTCCTCATCACCAGAGCCTGATGGGTCTACACCTATGATGATGCGGAGCAATTGCGGTACCTGTGCAGGATCCACACGATTGCGGTCAATGATCGCTTCGTCAAAGAGTGCGTTAGGCGTAGCGTCAGCGAACTCACCATCTAAGAAGCGGCGACGCATGCGAGCTGACAACCCTTTGAGCGTGGTGATATACTCAGGTGATAAGTTCTCTTGATTATCACGAGGATTCATCTGCATTGATACATAGTTATCAGGATCAACCAATGCTTCCTTGGTCTCAGGATTAATCTTCTGCTTAAAGAGCCTAAAAGTCCAGTGCGCTTTTGATGGTGGGTTGCAGTCATAGTAAGCCCGCAGCTTCAATGGCACCGTCTCCACACCATTGATGACCTGCATTGCTAGTTGGGCAAGACGAGTGATGATCATCTCACGGGCAACCCATGAGATCTGACTGCACTCGTTTAAAAAGATCGTCGCGAACTCCAAACCCAGCACCTTCTCCGTGCGTTCCTTATCATCAAGACCACAGAACCAAATCTCAGACCCATTCGCGAGCTTAACATACCAGTCCTGTTTGTCAATACCATATTTAATTGATGGGAAGCAATTAGCCATCACCTTTGGGAAGGTATCGAGGATGATCGAAGCCTTAACGTGGTTGAAGCGAAAGCGTGCAATGAGATGGCGAGAGTTTGGTGCTTTGAGCGCCCGCATCACAACGTTACGGACGTGCAAGAAGGTCTTGCCTGAGCGAGAACCGCCAAACAGCATGACGTGCGTGGCGAGACCTGAGGTCAAGCCTTGAGCTTCAAGTTGTTTGGCTGTGAGCTTCACTTAGGCTCACTCAATTTCAAGGCAACAATAATACCAACAACAATCAAGATGACTAGTGCTGTACAGCCAAGCGACAAGATCTCAGGCCAGTATCTAGTCATAAGCCCTCATCCTGCCGCGTGAACTGAATGGCGACAGGTCCACCATCAGGACCTGTGTGCTCAGTGCGTGCTAACTTTGGAATATGATATTCAGCCATGTTCATAGCGAT